TACCAAGTATCAATCAATCTTAATCTTGAATCCCATAATGCACTTTGAACTTCAATAAAAAAACCACTAACACCATGCCCTGTTGTGGTATCTACATAAGAATTAAAGTCTAAAGCACTCTCTAATGGCATGATTTATTTTTTAACTCTAGTTTTAGGTGCTTTTACCTTAGAAGTTTTTAAGCCTACGCTTCTATCTTCTTTTTTAGCTTTAGTTTTTGCTACATGAACTTCTGCTTTCTTGTAAGAGCAAAGTTGATGTCCAATATCTTCAGGCAATTCAACAACATCACCTGCATTTACCTTTTTACCATCTGCGATTGTATCGCTTGTTATTAAGTATTTTTTCATATTTAAGTTGGGGGTATTGCTACCCCCATTCCATTTAAGCATCAGTTAATTAGTCTGAAGATTTACAGAAAGATACTGCGTGTCTTACAGCAGTGTCAACAGTTTGTAGAGCAACAATTCTTACTCCACCTGATTGACTTAAGCTATAAGCATCTACAGTTATATCTAATCCGCCATACATACCAATTAATAAGTCTGCAAAGTTACCAAAGTAGAAATCACCACTTGTTACTTGATTACTTCTGATTACATTATAACCATTCATAGTGTTATCAGGAGATACAACAAACTGAGCTGTGCCTGAAGCCTTTTCAGTTGTTTTCAAAGTACCAAAGTCAGCAGGTCTACAAATGTAGCTTAAAGAACCATTCAATGCGTTTTCACTAGCAACAGCAGATTCCATAGCAACAATTTCAGCCCATGTTGGGTTAGCAGCACCAAAAGTAGTAGTGTTAATACCTGAAGTATTAGCAATACCAGTAGGCTGACCACTTGAACCTGAACCAGCTAAAGCACCTAAATCAATAGCAGTAGCTATAGACTTTGTTAGGTCATCTCTGATTAAGTTTTCAACATCTAATGAAGATTGTTGTAGTAATAATCTAGTTACATCTGTATGTGCACCAACTACTTTAGGTGACATAGTGACTGAACCAACTTCTAGCTCATCAGAAGCTGAGTTACCACCTTCAGTAGCAATCCAACCTGCTGCAGCAGTAGCAGTTTTCTTAGGTATTACAACATTACCTTGTAATCCTCTAAGCATAGTAGCACCAGCTCTCATTACTGAAGACTCATTTCTGAGAATATCAATAAAGTCTGAGCCTTTATAATCTTCAGCAACTAGACCAGCATTATCAGTCACGTCAGCATCCCTTTTACCCCAGTTACTTAGAACTTCAGCAGGTAGCATGATACCTTGAGCATCTTTACCATATTGTCTAGCAGCTTCAGCAGAACATTCAAATTCAAATGCAGCTTCTTCCTGTGCTCTTCTGTCAGATGGGTTAGCCATTGCTCTGATAGCTCTTACTAGGCTAAATTCTCTTACTTCTTCTTTAGTCATGCCGATTTCTGAAGGAGTTTCTAGTGGAGTGTTGTTAGAAATATTTTCTAGCAATACACCTCTAAATTCTTCAACAGAGATACCATCAGCAATCGCTTTGTCAGCTAAATCTCTTTTATTGTGTCTAGCTGCTAAATCTATAATCTCTTTTGAGTTTCTTTTAAATTCAGCTTTAGCTTCATCAATAGTTTGAGCTCTAACTTCGTCAAGATTAATATCTTTATTTTCCATTGTTATTACCTCTATATTGTTAATATTTTGTTTATCTTTAGAACGACCAACTCCAACAAGTCTTGACTGGTCAGCAGGAACAGATACAGAAGAAACTTCCATAGGTGTCCATTGAGCTTTATAGTAATTCTCATCATCTTTGTTCATTCTAGTTAATTTATCGACTCTGTAGCCAACTGAAATGTTCATACGTATACCATCAGCCACATCTTCAAATATTTCTTGAGCTAAAGCAGATTTACCAAACCTAACTACAGCAGTTGTCCTTTTTGCTGTCTCATCTAATTTGAATTCTTCAATTACACCAATTTGCTTTTCCATGTCATGGTCAAGTAATAATGGTGCTCTTCCTGAGTTTATAAACTCCATGTTTATATCATCAGCAGAATGTCCTAGTACTTCCATACCAAAACTTCTTTCAACTGGTTCTTCACTAGAAACGCCAACTCTAACCCTTCTGCTTTCTTCATCAATGTAAGAAGCTTTAGATAAATCAATAGTTCTATATTTCATAGGCATATCAATTACTTTTCTTTCTTCTTCATCTGATTCAAGCATAGAGACTTCATCAGTTGTTTCTACTTCATCACCTTCATGTTCTACATCCTCATGCTTCGCAAATTCAACAATAACTTTATCGTCTGTTTCACTAACATTGAGGATATGTCTATCTTCTTTATTTTCCATAGCTTTCTCCTCTTTATTCTTTGTGGATAAAGGATGTCCTTCAGGTAGTAGGTCTGTATCATGTTTGCCACTTCTGAACTTACCATTTCTTAAAGCAAATAAGAAACTGTTAATTCTAGCTGCTGCCCATTGTTCAGGACTACTAACCGATGGTCTGACTGAAGCTGGATTGGTTTTATATGCACCAATCCCTCTTTCATAAACTTTTGATAATGTAGATACGTTAGTTCTTTTGGTTTTAGCATCACCAACTTCTTCATTATGTTCTTCAACTTTATTCTTTATCATTTCAAGAGCCTTTCCTGATACTGCTCTTTCTTGTTCTTTCTTCATTTGTTCTACTAATCTTTTTGACCAAGAATAACCTGCATCACCACCCCATAATGCCCATGCTATTCTGCCATTTGAAGGATAGCCATCTTCACCTTGTTTAAATCCTTCAGCTTGTTTGTCTACTTCATGTCTACTGAAGAAGCTATACATTCTTTTGATAGTTTCATCAGATAGATTTTCACCAGCTACTATTTGTCTTGCTCTTACAGCACCAACCCTAGTGCCACCTCTACCATGCTCTTCACGCCAATCTAAACCTCTCTGAGCTTCTTCTTTCATGCCCTGAGTAGGATTACTCATCTTCGTTATCTCCGCCTTGTATATTGGCTTCTACTGGCAATTTAGCACCAAATGGTTGATAGGCTAGTTCAATACCATATTGTTTAGCTAGTTCTATCTCTTTTTGATGTTGTTCAAATAGTTCTTCAGTATCCCTACCATAAGCTGCAGCAATATCTGAATAGCTTATTGTTCCATTTTGTAATCCGAGTACGTTTGACTGCATTTCTTTCAATGGGTCAATCCAAGCAAAACTTCTAGGTATGAAGTTTACTGAGTTGGAGAATTTATCAAACTTACCCATTGGTAGATTGATGTAACCTGTGGATATAGACATCTCTAACCAAGATTGAAATACTGGGTTCACAAAATGCTCAATAACAAATTGTTGGTATATCTGATACATAGACCTATCTTCTAAAGCACCTTGTCTGATACTAGAGTAATTAACTGAAGTTAAGTCGTTAGATAATGAGTGGTAAGAAATATTTAAACCTGATGCAATACTTCTTAGTACACTTGTTGTAAATGAATCAAAAGCAGATGTTGGGTGTGTAGGGTCAAATGCTTTGAAGTCCATACCTTGAGGTAATTGTTCAAATACACCAGCCTGTGCGTTCATTGTTGGATTAAAGGTATCTTCGTATTCACCATCACCAACATATCCATCACCATCAGGTGAAGTAAAGAAACCCATTTTAGATGCACCAACTCTAGCTGCAACTATTTCTGCTTCTAAGTAACCATTTAACATCTTCACATTAGCCATTGCTGTAGCAACCAAAGAAACACCTCTAGTTTGTTCTGCTCTAGTAGGTAGGTAAGCATGGATAATCTCATCAGCAGGAACTCTAATGTGTTGTGCTTGAGCTAAGTAAACCCTATCGTATGGATGGTCTTTGTATAAGTGATATGCCACTGGCTTATCATATTTATCTACCTCAACACCCATCTTGATACGATTACCTGTGGCTTTATAGACATCGTTTTTGTTCTCATCTAAGTGGTCTGCTTCTAAAAACTGTAATTGAAAACCAAAAGGAGAATTACTGTCTTTTATCTTTCTTATTAAGACCTCACCATCTCTACATAAAGATTCAATAAATATCTTTTGACAATCTAAGAATGACAACCTTCCATTGGTTGTACAATTACCAACCTTTGACCATTCCTTCCAAGCTGACTCAATGAGCTGGTTAGCAGCAAGGTCTAATGAACCATTGTCATTTCGACTTTTGCTACTAACTCTTATGCCATGCTTACCGATAACATTAGATACCATCAGGTTAAGGTATCTTGCAATATAGCTATCGTTCCTTGCTAACTCTCTTGCTCTATCTCTTAATATTCTTATGTTATCTTTTATTTCAGCATCAGCACTAGTTGAGGTGGTTATAAAATCTGCAAACAGTCTACCAGTATTAGCACCAGCGTAACTTCTTCTATATGCTTGTCTTTTTTTCTTTTTAGGCTCATTAATGCCTAATATTCTGTTATACCATGCCATTATTTTACAAACCTTACCTTGGGTGTATTTCCTGACCCTCTTTTGTTTTTAATTCTTAATTGTTTAACTTCTTTTAAGTATTCAGCTTTATATCTAGCTCTAAAAGTTAAAAGTTCGTCTACAGACATTCTTGATAATGACCTTCCAGCTATAGACATAGATGATTGGTCAATGTTTGCTCTATTTTCTATAACAGCTTCTATTGAATCTAAAACAATTTTTGCATGACTTCTAACTGAAGCTGATGTGGTAGCATAATTATCTTGTATTTCTACAAACCCTTCTTCTAACTTAACTCTTGCTGAGTCAGATGTTCTTGTTATATAAGAAACCCAGTTATAGTTACCTTTTGTATAAGAAGATGTGCTACTTGCTTCTATAATGTAAGTATCATTAGACTCAGTAGCTTCTAGTGTAAAGTTAGAAGCTGTAGACCCATCAATTAAATTGAACTCATAAGATAATGAATAAGATGCTACTGGATAGTCTTCTGATAAATCGTCTCTTTTCCATGCCCAAAAGTCTCCCAACTGTAACTCAGTAGGAACTTGAGATGGATAGTTTGTTGAATCAAATTTGTTGCTCAAGCAAAAACCTCATAAATGTTTTAGATATATCTACATCTAACACTAAGGTTTATTAGGGTATTGTCAATAT